AAAAAACAGAATTCAAATGGTTAGAAGATATTAATTGCATTACAGATTATTACGCAACAGTTTATCATTTAAATAAATATGGAGGCAATTTAATTTTACAATGGTGTTATGCCGATTTTAAAAGATATGAAAAAGATGGAATAGGAACAGCAGAAGCCAGAAAAGAGATTAAGAAAAATGATATTTTTATTTTAAAAAATTTATACCCAAAAAATATAATTATAAAAGATAAAAAAGGACAACCCAAAGGAACACACATAATAATAAAAAAATGAAAACAATCAAATTACAAAAAGTAGAACACAATGTTAAAACAGGAACTAAATGCCCATACTATGAACCTAATATTACTGAGGATTGCTTGTTAGAATATAATGGAGATATAATTGGTTTTTATATTTCGGATGTCTCTAAATATAGTAAAAAACTACCTGGATATATAGGTGTAGCTAACGCAGAATTCAGAAGCAAAAACGTGCCTAAATCAAAAATGAATAGAAGCGATACTATGAAACTTCACAAACAAGGATTAAGTTGGGCTGAGGCAAGTAAATTTGGTGTTAGTCAATATTCTACTATTATTGGAAGCATTCCACCAAGACCACATATGAGAAGAAATTACAGGACATCAAGTTCAGTTCATGGAGTTAAAACAGCCAGAACTTTTATTAAAGCTATGTTTGCCAGCGCAAATGAATCTGAAAAAATTATACAAAAACTTACTCCAGAAATATATAAAAAACAAAAAGATCTTATGCAAAACGTAAATATGGCATGGAAAATTGGAGAGTTGTTTACAAGTTCTATTAGCAATTATAATATTAGCGCAGGTTTTCACCGAGACACTGGGAATATTAAAGGATGTGTAAATGTAATTATAACTAAAAGACACAATTCGAAAGGGGGTTGTTTGAACGTTCCAGATTTTAACGCCACTTTTGAACAAAAAGATAATTCTATGTTGGTGTATCCAGCATGGATGAACACACATGGTGTTACACCGATAATACCAACAGCAGATGGAGGTTACAGAAATAGTTTAATTTTTTACAGTTTAAAAGCTTTTGTAGATTAAATGGGAAGAGGTAGGAAAAAATTGCCAACCGAAATTAAAGAGCGCAGAGGGACTTTAAAAAAAGAAAGGGAGTTAGATAACCAAATGAAAGTGCAAAAGGTTTCTGCGTTGCCTCAGGCGCCTGTATGGCTTTCTGACATAGCAAAAGAAGAGTGGAAAAAGGTTTGTAATGAATTATACAACA